GTCAGTGGTAGCTAGGGTGGAACTGGGAAAGCAAGAATATCAATTCGAGCTCACGTATGGCTTCACTCACAGTGCCGTCGAAGCGGGTGAAGTCGCTCTGGATGATGTAAGGCTGCCCGCGAATCTTCGCGGCCGTGAAGGCCCCAAGCTCAGACATGGCACGCCCGAAGGCATACCACGTCGTTTTCTTGAAGACCTTGGCGGCTGCGAGGGAAAAGCACAAGGCTGCCAGTCGAAGAAAGCCCCCGGAGGGGGTTATGTTGCGAGGTGGGGGCGGATAGTCTTGCCCCGAGGCTTTGTCATTCTTCCAGCCGTACCCCTCAGCCTTTTGGAAGCTTCGGGGTTTCTCGCGGAAAGGGTCCGGGCCGGTTATGTTGGCCTCATCCGCCGCTGCCTGGGTCTTGGCCCGTTTGCCGGCAGTCGGCTGTCCTGCGATCACTTCCTCCGCTGAGAGCGGGCGGAGGTCATGGCCCGTGACGGAGCCATTGCGTGTCGCTGTGTTGAACTCTGTGATGAACTCCTGCATGTGCCGGATGTCCCGGGCGTTGGCTGGCCCGGTGTCGGCTTTGCATGCTTCCAGCCTTTCGTCCACGCAAGCGTGGTCGTTGTCCTCGCAGCGAAGTGGTGCGATAAGGCCGTTTTCCACCAGGGGCTCCATCGGATACCAGAGCTGCTGGGGGTCCGCTCCCATGCCCCGCCCAACGGCGTAGGAGGGTACGGACCGGACTGCAGGAGCTGCCGGCGCAGGAGATACGGTGGTGTCACGGACGTGGCCAGTCGACGCAAAGTCTTTGAGCAGCTTAGCGCCAGCCTGGTCTAACATGTCTGGGTAGAGCGTAGAGTATCCTTGGTTGTGGACGTATGAGATGAGGGTATGGTCACTGGTTCCTTTAGCCGCTTGGGCGTTCGAGACCGCGGCATGCGCGACAAGAAAGCTTGGTGCGAAATAGGAATGGTCGCTCCCCGGGCGCGCCAGCGAGTATCCAAGTACGGTAGTTCCTTCCACAACACGTGAGGTGCTGAGATATACTATATCGTAAGTCGCCGAGGTGCTGTTGACTCGTGCGATTTTGGGCTCGATGGGCGCCGGCGGGTTTACCGGTCGTTGCGGTTGCGACATAGGATCAAGCGCGGCAGTGAGTGTCGCGACTAGTTTCCGGAAGAAGATGCCCCATGTCCGCCCGCCGGTACCCGGCTGATGCTGCGGGTGGTCCAGGCGGTTGACAGGCCAGTAGTACGTGATAACCCGATGTTCTCCCACGGCCACACTCTTCGTTTTCCACAGAATGCGCTGGGGCCTCCAGAGCCTCCGGTAAAGGAGGAGTAGT